TCAGAAACTGATTCAGATATCGTTTGTTTAATAATATACCCTTGTCTTTCTTTAATTATTTCATATGTGTTACCATCAGACAAAGACAACTTATATTCAGATGATTTGTCTTCATTTATTGGTTTTGGTATATTTTCTTTGTATCTGGCAATTTCCATAATTCTACGGATCTTGTCCATACCGTCTAATTTCTCACTTCCAATAGGTTTTAATCCTCCCATAGCATATTTGTTTTTAAAATATTATTTTTCTATATAAATATATCAATAAATAGGTTTATTTGTTGGTTTTATTTTATTATTGTTTCATTGATAGTTTTTTATCAATAATTTTAGTTGGTAGGTCGTATAATTTTTCAATATAACCATTTCTTCTAAGGAGTTTAAATACCAAATTTTCTAAAGACATTTCACCACCTTTTTCTAATCCACAATTTCTAAAATTTTTTAATTTTTCTTTATATTTTTTTACAATATTTTTTATCTCTTCAGGGTCTTCGTCTTCTATGTTGTCAACAACACCATCAATAATTCTCATCCATTGTTTGGATCTTTCTTTAATTAATTCTTTGTCTATAGTTTCTTTATTAATTTTTTTAGGTTCATTAATCCACATATCATAAAGAATTGAATATACCCCACTACTAAATGCTTCTGTGTTTTCATCTTGAACAAAACACTCAACATCATACCCAAACATATTTATATTATGTTTTTGGTTAAAAATAATTTTTTTCAAATCAAAAAATTCTAAATACAAATCTTTGGTGTTTTCAGAAAATTGATTAAAATTTACAACAATATGTAAATCTATATCTGAATATTTTGACCAATTATAGTTAACAAGAGACCCAATCATAATTATGTCGGTGATAATAACATCAACACCTAATGAATCAATAAAAATATTTGAGGTTTCTAAAAGTTTTTTTCTAACTTCAGATTTTATAATATAAGATTTACCATCTTTTTCCCAAACTTTTGAGTTGAGGTTATCTTGTATTTTAAAACTGTTAATTAATTCTGCATCCATCATATATAAATACAACGTTATTATAAATTAACCTAGCTTATTGTACTTGTATTTTTTTGCAATTTGTAAATTAAAGTAATTACCCTGAGATGGTGCGGATCTAAATTCCGTATATGATTGATGTGGTACATTATCATATTCATATTTAATACCATTTTTAAATTCCACAATTAGTTTTTTTGTTGCGGTATCATATTCAGTTCTTACAACATTAGACGATTGAACCTCGTTCAATATCTTTGTACCAATATATTCTTCTTTTAAGATTGCCATAATATTTTTATTTATGTAAATATAACTATGGTGTGGTTAGTTGTCAATATTAAAAATATCTGACAAAATGTCAGTTAATTATTTTTTAATATGACAATTTGTCAAAAGGTATACTTTTTAAAATTGGTTTACTATTTTTTAATAAAACAAATAGATATGATTGAATTTATGGATGAAAACGATAAAGGTAAAAAAAAAACTGATGGGGGAACACCAGTGTTAGACAACTTTAGTAAGGATTTAAATAAATTGGCGAGTGAAGGGAAATTAGATCCCGTAATTGGTCGTGAAAAAGAAATTTTTAGAATTGCTCAAGTATTATCTCGTAGAAAGAAAAATAACCCAATAATCATTGGTGAGCCAGGTGCAGGTAAAACTGCAATTGTTGAGGGACTTGCAATGATGATACATAATGGTGAGTGTCCTAAAAATTTATCAGAAAAAAGAATCGTATCGTTAGATATTAATTCTATTGTTGCGGGCACAAAATATAGGGGTCAATTTGAAGAGAGGATGAAAATCATTATTGAAGAACTTCAGACCGCACCAAATATCATAATTTTCATTGATGAAATCCACACAATGGTTGGGGCGGGTAATAGTTCAGGATCTTTAGATGCGTCTAATATCTTCAAACCAGCATTATCTCGTGGTGAGATCCAATGTATTGGTGCGACAACTTTAGACGAATATCGTAGACACTTTGAAAAGGATGGTGCCCTTGAGAGAAGGTTCCAAAAGATAGTTGTTGATCCATCCACAAAAGAAGAAACATTCGAAATCCTTAAACAAAGTAAGGGTAAATATGAAGAACATCATAAGGTTAACTACACTGATGAGGCGTTGTTATTATGTGTGGAATTGGCAGATCGTTATATTACAGATCGTGAATTTCCCGATAAGGCTTTTGACATTTTAGATGAGGTTGGGTCAAGAATGCAAATTGACATTAAACTTCCTGAAATAATCGAAAAATTAAAACAGGATGCACAAGACATCAAAAAAGAAAAGGTAAACGTTATTAAAAAACAAAACTACGAACAGGCAGCAGAATTACGTGATAAAGAACGTAGAATTTTAACTGACTTGGAAAGTGAAAAGAAAAAATTTGACGATGAACTTAAAACAAGTAAACGTGGTATTCCAGAAGAGATAATTTATGAGGTAGTTTCAAACATGACTAAAATACCTGTAAGTAAAATAAATATTGATGAGAAGAATTCTTTAGTTAATTTAGAATCATCATTAAATGCTAAAGTTATTGGTCAAGAAGATGCGGTTGGTAAGATATCTAAGTCAATTAGAAGAAATCGTGTTGGTATTAAAGACCCAAATAGACCTATCGGATCATTTATCTTTTTAGGATCCACAGGTGTCGGTAAAACATTCTTAGCAAAACAATTAGCAAAAGAGATTTTTGGGAGTGAAGATAGTCTTATCCGTGTGGATATGTCCGAATACCAAGAGAAACACACAATCTCAAGATTAATCGGTTCTCCTCCAGGATATGTGGGACATGAAGAAGGTGGTCAACTAACAGAACAAGTTAAAAACAAACCATATTGTGTTATTTTATTTGATGAGATTGAAAAGGCAAATAAAGACATATTCTCAACATTGTTACAAATGTTAGATGACGGACACTTAACTGATGGATTAGGTAGAAAAATTAATTTCAAGAATTGTTTGATCATCATGACATCTAATATTGGGGTTAAAAAATTACAGGATTTTGGTACTGGGGTTGGATTTAAAACAAGTAACTCAAGTGACGTTGTTCAGGAAGAACAAAAAAGAGATATCCTTAAAAAAGAACTTAGTAAGTTTTTTGCACCTGAATTCTTAAATAGGATTGATGACGTTGTTATCTTTAACTCTTTGAATAAAGATAATATTGATAAAATTGTAAAATTAGAAATTGATATCTTAGTTAAAAGATTAAAGTCTATGAAATATAATTTTATATACGAGGAGTCAATAGTTGATTTAATCTCAAAAGTTGGGTTTGATGAGGTGTTCGGTGCAAGACCAATTAAAAGAGCAATTCAAAATAAGATTGAAGATTTGATATCTGAAAAAATCTTAACTGGTGATGTTACAGAAAACAAAGATTATATGTTATTTGTAAAAACTGAAGGTGATTCACAAATAATTGATGTTGAGGAACGAGTAATATCAGAACCTAAGAAAAAAAGTAGAAAGAAAAAGGGAGAATAGTCTCCCTTTTTTTTATTTAGTGTTTTTCGTACCCTAATTCTTCAATCATCATCTTACCGACTTTAATACCGTTATAAGTGTCCTCTACGACCACGTATTCGTTTCTTGTATGGTAGTTATAGTATCCGATAGATATATTGAAACACGAGATGTTAAACATCGTTCTAATAGGATAAATGTCTGTGTAAGGATGTTTGTGGTATTTTGTGTCAGATGGAAAGTGTTCTGTAATCAATCGACCACCAACCTCAAAGAATTTACTATCACGATCAAACATACTTCTTCCCATCAAGAACTCAGAAATCATATTGTTCTCAGGAGCATCAAATTGAATCCCATAACCAACATTCGTAAAGAACTCAGGATCGGCCTTAAATGAACCTTTACAACCTGTTTCTTCAGATACAAAAAATGCCGCTTTCAGGTTTGGTAATTCATTCAACAATTCCAAACAACCGTATACTCCACATTTATCGTCACCACCAATACCCGTTGGTTCATCATTATCGTTATATGCCTTTAATGACAATTTAACATTTCCCTGAGCATCGGGTAACATCTCCTCAAAAACGTTAATTGTATCAATGTTATGTACCGTATCGGTATGTGCAATTACACACGGGAAATACAATACGTTTTCATCGGTTTGTTTTGTCGCATAAATGTTAAACATTTCATCAACATAAAATGGGATATTGTTTTCGGTTAACCAATTTGTAATAAATTGAACCATTTTTTCTTCCTGATAAGTTTTAGTGGGTACCGATAATACCTCCTTCAATAATTCATAATTTCGTTCCATAAAACAAATATAGACAATTAATTTGAATTATAAAAATTTTTTTCTTACTATTCTTATTTCATTAAATAATTCAGGTTGGTTATCCAATTGATATAGACCATCAAGATCTAGAAGTCTTTGGTGGGTTTTTTTGGTTTTATCATTGTGAACATTAACTAAAACTTTATTAGTTTCGGGTTCAACCTTTATTATTAGAAATTTTATATTAGGATCCTTTTCTGTATTTCTCCATTCATGACCATATTTGTCGTTAATTACATCATTAATATTACGGTATTCATCAATATTAATAAAATCGTCATCCTCTTCAATTTTTTCTAACATTCTATCCAAACATTTTGAATAATAACCTTGTATATAATCATCATCCCAATCGATACAATCCACCCCATATTCTAAGTCACCCCAATAACCTCTTTCTTTCTTATCGTAAAGTACCATTAATTTATTTAGTAGATCACTTAATGTAAATCTGTAATTTTCAATATCTTGGTACCAATGTAACAACACACCAACAGTTGTCTCAAATCTGTATCCTTTATATATTTCTTTAATGCCAAATTTATCAAATGGTTTTCCGACCTCATCTAAGATTATATCTTTAACTACCTCATCAATACAATCTTGCCATCTGGTTGAATATTCAGAAATTAAATCGTCAACATCTCTTTCAAAGTGATCATTTAACACTGTTGCGATATATTTAAAATTATCTTCTTCTACCTTAAAATCAAAAAACCTTGCAATTTGATATGCCTTACGTTTGTTCTCCTCATTAAAATGATATTCAACATATTCGCCTTGTCCCCACCTTTCTTGTTCATTATATATGTCATAATCACGACCTGAGTAATTACCAGTAAACGACCTATACGTATAGATATCATCACTAGACCCAATATTAATGGTATCTAAAAAAACTTCATCATCCTCAAATTTAATAATGACCTTAGAATTACTTGGGTTTTTTGTATTGAATTTTACTTCATCAATGAGGGGATCGTCCCCATTACTTCTCCAATGTGGATCATATCCTTTGGAAACCTCTTTTAAAAACTCATATGTTTTACCACCTTTAATGAGTGGTGATAAAACTTTTAGTGAAGATAAAAACGCACGTTTTACATCATTTACCCCAACAATATCATTATGTTTATTTAGATCCCTAATAACACTACCATTACTATCATTGAAAATTGAATACAGACTATCGTCTTTTTTACTAATAATAAAATACAGATCACCATCTCTATAATGACGTTCCCAATTATCATTACCATAAAAATCAGATCCAAAATATTGGGCAGAATTTAAAGTATTAACTTTAACAATCTTAACATTCTCATCATCCTGTATTAAATCAACATCCTCATCGTATGGGTTATATTTTCCTTTTTCCATATGAAATAAATATCAAAAAATTTTGATTATTGTAGTTTTGTGTTTATATTTGTATTTATAGAAACGAAAGTTCTTTGAATTATGGGGGTGTTTATGGATTTGACAGATGTCGTCTGAGAATAAAGGGCACGTAGAGACTGAATTAATCTCTTTAAAAACTGATTCACAAAAACAATCGGCGACGTATTATCGAAAATGGAAACTCTTGGTTTAGTAAGAGAATCTGAAGTTACTGTAGCTTAATAAGTAAACGGAAACGGGGGTCGATGGACATATAACCTAGCAACAGAAGTCTATACAAAGGTGTGGTTTCTATCCGAAAAGGAACAAAACGGGTATGGTTCCCCGAAAGGACTGTCACCGTTTATTGATCGGTGTGAGAAATCAATTATTTTGGGACATTAGAAAATGTCAACCTAAACGTGTAGTCCTTGTTTGCCAGGATGTTATGGACCGGAGTTCGAGCCTCCGCACCTCCACTTAGTATTAACCTCATCTCAGGATGGGGTTTTTTTATGCAGTAAAATTATTGATTGGTGTTGTACGAAAATTATTAATTAGTGTTGTATGAATATTATATTTTAGTGCATAAAAAAAAGGGATCGATTCACATCGTCCCTAATTAATTTTTTTAACTTAGTAAGTTTACCTAAAAAATAAAACGCTGAGATTATACGTTTAAGTGAGGTATCTTTCGAAGGATTATTGTTTCCCTTCTTATCCACTTCCTTTTGAGAAGTATTCCTCAGTGACGATTGGTTAGACCAATCACTTCTTAAGATATCAGCTACTCTCTCATTACTCAACTCTCTTCGAGACTGCCGTCCCAACTCTTCCTTGCGGGAATAGAGGTTTTTGGTAAGAATATCGTCAAACTTGCGATCTGATCGATGCAATGAACGGCTCATTACTATGTAGTCACCTTTCACCGATACCTGACGGACACTTTTGCTTTATAGTTATAAATTTTACTTCATTTCCTTAAAGTTTTTGTGTTGTGGATTGGAGAAGTAGCGGTCCGTCACGGGCTTCATCATCTTTTGGATGACAAAATACTCAACTACTCCTTGAAATGTCCCCATTTCGATATTTTAAGATTACTTCGAGATTAATCCCTTGGTAGAGATTCATCAAGGACAATGTCAGCACCACCTGTTTGTTGTCATACCTTTCGGTTTTAAGTACCCTCTGATACTGGAACCCACAATTGTAAAGTCGGATAACGATACTTTTTGTTTGATCCCTACGAGTTATTCCTATTGGTGTTCCCACCTCAATCAGACGACCCACATCGCCCAATCATCTAACCATTTTCCCTACATCGTTGACCTCGGTACTAAAGGTTACACGGTATCCCGCTTGTGTACTCGACCTCAATAATCCGAAGATTACTAAGACGCAAACCCAACACACTCAAGGGTTCACTTTATCCTACTTTCGTAGTTTATTTTATGGACTATACACAGCCCAATATCTTTATCAGTTTGTTATTCAAAATCAATCATAGGATCTCATTATCAAACATTCTGAACGGATAATATTTAAAATTTCAAAGAACGATATCGGACGTTTCCGATTTGTTTTACAAAGTTAAGAATACTTTTTGAATTTTCCAAATTTTTTCTAATCTTTTTTATTTTTTTTATTCGGACGTTTCCGAATTTGTTTTACAAAGTTACAACATTTGTTTTGATTTGTCAAGTACTTTGTTGTATTTTTTTTTTTAATATTTTTCTATGTATACAGTATCTGTTCCATAGTGATACGCTCTTGCTTCGGCAAAAGATGCATTTGGTGTAGTATATTTATTACCATTATTATCATAATAGTAAAAAACATAATTAACCAATACTTGTGTTTCATCACTCATATTTAGAGTTTTAAAGGTTAATAAATTATTGAACTTTCTTATTGTTTTACAAAGATAGTATAAGTTTTCCGATAATACAAATGGGTTTGGTAATTATTTTAATAAATCTTTGATTCGTTGTAAATCTTCTTGTATTTTTACTTCTTTGGATCCTTTTAATATACCGCCTAATGATTTAAAAAAGTCTAAAGGGTTACCTTCAGGTTTAGTGGTTTCACCATCTTTAGGTTTATCATTATCACTTGATTCAACATCATTATCACTTGATTCAACATCTTTACCTAATTCATCATCAGAATCAGGTAATTCATCTTCAGGTGTACTCCAATATTTGGTAGCATATCTCTTACATTTTTGACCTTCAGTTGGTTCTTTGTTAGATTGTACCTCACCATGACCATAAACATTAGATAATGAATACCCAAGATCTTTGATCAACAGAAGGGCACTTTTACATTGTTTTATTAATATATCTTTATCATTATTACCAACTATTTCAACACCTTGTGATGTTCTATTATTCATGTCTGATGGTGCGGATCCTTTATTTGGAACTACGTGTTGACCAAAAGAACCTTTAGGTAATGTTTGATAAAGTTCTCCATCTCTATTGATAACCCATTGTACTCCCAATTTTCTACCATTTAATATTCCTACAACTCCTTGGGCACTACCTCTACCAGCAGTATGGTGAATTATAAAATACTTATCATTTTTTAATGGGGTTCCTTTTCCCTTCATTGTTGAGGATCCTGAAATATCATTAACACTTAATGATATTTCATTAATAACTTTACCTTTATTAGGTACTTTGGTAGATGAGAGTTTTTGTTGTAAAACCCTTAGATGTTCTAGTAAAAGTATATCTTTTTTCATATTATTGTTCCAAGTGTGTCATTAATACCCCACCTAAAGAGGTTGCGTGAACTTGTAGGTGATTAATTGATTCCATGTCCAATTTTTTCTTACGTTTTGTGTAATCCAAACCTAAAGTCCCAATAAACCTACCATCAATTGTTTTAATTGTAAATAAATAACCTGATTTACATCCTGTGTCTTCGGCAATATACTTTAATCCAAATGTTGCGATTGAATCGTCTTTAAAATCAGGAATTTCAATAACATCATTACTTAATAATTCATTGATTGATTTTGAAAATAAATTAACAGGGATGTTATGAAAATTGGTTTGTACTGATTGTACACCAGGATGAACCGTTTCATACATTATTGAAAACTTTGCCATTGACTTACCTGTTGGATAGAAATTGCCACCATTGTGGAATTGGGTTATCCAAACACGATCAGCATCAAATTCTTCCTTAATGTGTTCTATTTTTGTTGTTATCAACTCACTCACACGAAGAGTTTCTTTAACCATATCTGGTTTTTCTTTTTTCTTCCCCAATTTACTTTTCATGTAAACTAAAAGAATAGGTCCCAAAACACCTGTTATAAACGCAATAATAATACCTGTCATATTCTCAAACATATAAGATAAATACCTATCAATGCATAAAAATTAACATATGAAATAAAAAAACCCACCTTGTGAGTGGGCTTTAATTTTTATTCAAAAAAAATTAAGATTTATTTTTTGCCACGATTGACCAAATTGCACCTGTTAGAGTGATCACACCACCCATAAGCTCATTTAACATACCTTCGTCGATAAGTCCTCTTGTGATAAGAATACCACCAATAAAAGTTAATGAGTGTCTTACAATACCCAAAAGTTGTTCTTTAGAAAATTTCATAATTTTTGTTTTTAAAAGTTTATTTATAACAATAAATATTCCAAAAACATCATTTAGACATTTTATCTTTAATAAAGAAGAATGTGAATGCCAACATTAATACGATTGGAGTAAGGATTGCGGTAATTATTTCTGACGACATATTGTTGTTTTTTAATATATAACGTATAATAACGTTGGTTAAAAATGATACATGAATATTTACCTACAAAAAATGTTCATTTAACCAATGTAGGCTATTATTGTGGTCCTTGTTGGGGTCGAACCAACCACCTACGGTTTATGAGACCGCCGCTCTAACCGAATGAGCTAAAGGACCTAAGTAATCAAAAAAGGATTCGAACCTTTACCGCCGTTTTTAACTCAGCCTCTCCAATAAGATGGATAACGTCTACCAGTTCCGCCATTTGACTATAACATTATTTTAATACCTGAACTTGTTCCATAATATCATCAACTCCCTCAGGTTCCAAATACCCAATAACATCATTTGTTACAGGAGTATCGTAGGTTATATTACCATCTTTATCCAAAACAGCAATTTCAAACAAACCATCTTTACCACCATATGAATATGTGTGCGAAACAACAGATACCCCGTATCCATTTTCAAACACCATTTGTGACTTCACTCCATTTTTGTGAGGATCATTTTCAATTTTTTTAAACTCTAAATCTTCAAATTTTTTCATAATATTTATTTTAATTTTAGTAGTCAGGACAGGACTCGAACCTGTACGGGAGCACCTATAACCCTCCACCTGACTAATACCGACGCCTTTACTTTCACGAGGTCTTGCATGTCTTTTTCAATATTTCTATCTTAGGACCCCATCGGTATTTTTTTTTTGGCGGTCCCAACGGGATTCGAACCCGTATCTCGCACCGTGACAGGGTGGAATTGTAGCCATTCAACCATGAGACCAAAGTTTCAGTCTCTCCTGAACGTCACCTCTAACCCACAGGTATGATCCCGTATCGTAGTAAAGCTTGGTTGGCTTTGGTTGCGGGAACAGGATTCGAACCTGTGATCTCGGCTTATGAGACCGAGCGGATAACCATCTTCCACATCCCGCTATATGTACTGCCACGGAGAATCGAACTCCGATTTTATGGATGAAAACCATAGGTCCTAACCGTTAGACGATGGCAGCATTTCCAAACTTTGTTTTTCAAAAGTAGTCATTTTATTCTGATCTACCAAATCTTTTTTTAAAAAATTTGTGGGACCCGCTCCCCACTCTGAACTTGTACTTCGTTCTTTTTAGCGTTTTTTTCAGTTTCTTCAACCAATCAGTATTTGTGTCAGGTTTAACAAATTTAAATCTTCCTGATTCACAAGTTCCTGATAAAACTTCTCTCATCATTCATTCGTATTAATTGTTTATTTGGTGGACACTGTGGGAATCGAACCCATAACCTTGACAATATAAGTGTCCCGCTCTCACCGTTGAGCTACATCAGTATAATTTATTTTTTTCTTATATAAACATCCCCAATATAGTGTTTGTCTATAAATCTTCTTACTTGTGAATGAGTTAAACCTAAAATATCCGACACTTTTTTTACCCATCCATATGTTGTCATGTCAACATCTTTAATTAAATCTAATCTTTCGTTAATCTTATCCTCAGTTAATTTATTAAAACCACCGAATTTATCACCCATTTTTTTTGCGTTATTAATTCTAAATTCTAAAGGTACTGATTCCCAAGTTTTTTTTCTTTTTTCTTTATTATCCCACGAACCTGCAATACTTCCGTACTTTAATCCGTGTAACCGTCTCATTTCTTCTGTCCAATAATTTTTATTTATGTGATCAAAAGAACCTAAACCACCTAAAGAAATGTTATATGTGTATCTATTAACCACAAAACTTTCATTAACTATTTCACTTTCCATCTGAAACATTTCTTCCGGAGTATCAAAAACGGATAAAATTTTTTTATCAAAATTCTCAACACCATATTTTTTAATTGCGTCTTTTATGTTTTTACCAGATCCCATATAATTGTCATATATGTTTTCTGTTTTATGTACCCCAACATAAATTTTACCGTTAATTTTGTTTGTTATTTCATACACAATATAATTCATTTGAACCTCCGTTTATATATAAATATAACGATAGTTCAAAATATCCAATAAATCAAAGAACAATACATTTAGTTGCGGGAGAGGGATTCGAACCCCCGACCTCAAGGTTATGAGCCTTGCGAGCTACCACTGCTCTATCCCGCGATATGTTGTCAGAACAGGATTCGAACCTGTATAAACACTTTGAATTTTACCTACGCACAGTGAGGTAGTGTTCTTCATCATTCGCATTGCCTTTTCAAAGTGCACTTATTCAAGGGTGCCGTGCGTGTCACTATGTGTCTTCCAATTCCACCATCTGACAATTTAAAAGATTTTTGATCGGTAGTTAACACACACTCTCGTTTCACTATCTTGTGTTAACAGGTTGATACACTTTACGAGTTTCCCGTTTTTTACTATCTACAAAACCTTTGTTGTTTGTCTTACAAAGATATGTAATCTTTATTGATCTGCCAAATCTTTTTTCATTTTGTCCATAATAAGTTTATCCGAAATATAAACATTCTTTGGTTCAATCTTGAATTTATTTTCAAACCACTCTTTGAAAAAAACAAGGATTAATTTGTTAGATTCAAATTCTGGGGATTGATTAATAAAGTTTTTATAAACTTCAGGTCTTATTTCAAGAAAACTCCCAAAACCAGAATATGTCATAATAACATTAGGAAATGATAATCCAATTGAATTAGGTTTTGTTCTAATTTGTTTTCTAATCGATTTACCGTTAAAAACGTAAATTGTGTTTTTTTCCTTTTTAAACCTAACTTCTTTAAATAAAGTCTTGAACGTATCTTCCCAAATGTTTTTTTCTGTAATTGTCATATCTTTTCCCATTATTTGTCTTACAAAGATATGCTTTTATTTTTAATCTACCAACGCCACGTTCAATTTTTTTACTCTATTTTGGTATGTTGTATTATAAAATTTATCAAAAGTTTTGGTATTGAAGTTAAACCTAACCATTACACCATTTTTTAGTTTTTTGTATGCTTCGCCCCAGTTCATACCGTTATTTGACATATCAAACACTGAGATACCCGCTGAAGATTTACCGATATACCCAACATGGATAGAAACATTTGTTTCAGGGTTGTATAAACATCTTCCGTACGCTTCACCTCTTGGGTCAGTAACGAAACCTCTTTTTTTAAACTCTTGGTGTACGTTTTCAAACATCTCTACTTTGTTCATAATATGTCGTTTTATTTATGTGTCTTACAAAGATATGTATTCATCTTTGATTTGCCAAACCTTTTTTAATCTTTTTTAAAAATAAAAAACCCCACCTGTATTAGAGATGAGGGTTTAAAAGTTTTTATGTGTTAAGTTATTTAATATTCATCTTCTTCATCTTCTTCTTCTTCTTCATCAAGTATATCATAAAGTTGATCCTCATAATTATCAGTAACGTAAGCCAAGTCATCTTGCATGCTAGACATAATATTTCTTGCCAATTGCATTGCTTCTGTTTTCATTGAATCTCGATACCCTCCAAGATCGTGAAGAGCGTTCTTAACCTCCTCAAATATATCTTTTACTGTGATGGACATACCTTCACCTTCCATTTCATTATCGGATTCTTTAATCACACGTTTAACGATACGTGATAAATCACCTTCCGTTAATTTTATAGTTTTTCTCATAATATTTTTTATTAATAAATACCCACCATTTTAATTTAAGTTAAGATACGTAAATATTTTTTGGAAAATTTCCAAATACAAACTTTGTTACATCACACAACCATAGTTCCAAATTATATTCAATACCTATATATGTTTTCATCAGGTACCAAGATCCTTCACCCATTTCAGGTGATTCTCTTAAAAATTCTAACCTATTAGATCCATCAAATTCTTCGGTTGACAACAACGCCATAATATCATTCTCACCCTGAGATATAATATCTAACATTGTGTCAGCACCTGATACCATTGCCAGATCTGCCTTAGTACCTTCCCATCCAGGAAGATCCACAAACCAACCCCCTTCGTCTTTGTAAAATTTAAATTCTCTTATCATATTGACCTTATTTGTACCCTCGGAGAGACTCGAACTCTCATACCCTTCGGCATCAGATCCTAAATCTGACGTGTCTGCCATTCCACCACGGGGGCATTTTATTGAGTAAGTGGTCAGATTCGAACTGACGGTAGACTTTCGTCTGTCGGTTTTGCAGACCGATGGTTTCAACCACTCACCCACACTTACATATTAACGGCAGTGGTGATCTGCCGCTTTAGTTGCAATTTGATTGTCAGGTTTAATGTTTGTCTTGTAACCAAGAGACATCGCCCACCCAACAACAGGTGGAACAAGTTTTGAACTGAAATGTTTTTCCTGACTATTATAATCTAAGTCAATCTCAACTTGGATCTTCACTTTTTTGGTTAACCATTCGGCAACCTCAATAGAGTAATCCGCTTCATTCCATAATCTTGTCCACTTGTCCCTAATTTTTTTCATTTTTTGTTTGTGTAAGATGTAATGAACACCTCTGTTACCATACCTATATGCTATCACCGTAACGTATACAGTACTTCTTCTGTGGTTCTGTGAATCTGTTCCAATATGGATCTCAACGTATGGACATTCCTTTAAAACATCTAAGGTGTGAGATACCACGTCTACTGATTCGCCTTGTACCGTTCTAAATACTCTGTTCATTATTTCTTTTTATTTGTGGACAGAGAGGGTTTCGAACCCCCGACTCCAGGATCTTCAATCCTGAGCTCTACCAACTGAGCTACCTGTCCTTATTTAACCTCAAACGCATGAAGTAATACACGTTTTTTCTTGGTTGAGTCCTCGTGGTTACCAATCACCACACCATCTTTGATTGTGAAGGCGTGACACTTAACCAACATAAAGAATGTTCCAACAGGGTTTTGTTTTGTAAAAGTACCCACAGTCATTTTACGGTTAACTTTTTCACCCTTTACGTTAACAGTATACTCCAACGTGTGTCTACGGTAATTGTTTAATTTACCAACACACTTAACTTTTTTGTAGTTTACTTGACTTCTATTTTCTGCAAGTTCTGTCATTTTATGTACGGTACCATATGTCCCGTTACGATCTCTACGACCAAAATTTTCTTTGACGTATTTGTGAGCGTAATCGTAAGATACGTCAAAACAAGATGCAAATGCTCTTACAACACAATCGTTGGCTTCACGTTTTGCGATTGCAGATTCTTCATAACCTTTAATGGCTTTTCCTGTATTACAATATGGTAGTGCGTCTTTCATACTGTAAAGATACAAAATCTTTTTTAATTGGCAAAATCTAATTTTAGCACATGGTGTTAGAATCGAACTAACCCGTCGAGGTTTTGGAGACCTGACCGACACCTTGTCTGTACCATGCGTGTTTTGTACCCCCACAGAGATTCAAACTCCGATTCCACCCTTAGAAGGGGCGTGTCCTGTTCAGTTGGACGATGGGGGCAAATAAAAGATGATAAATGACTTTATCGGGAATCTGGGGGTTCGTATCACCTTTTGTGTTCACGACGGGTTACGATCCCATTACCTCCGACGTATCAGATCGGCGCTCTACCAATTGAGCTACGTGAACTTATGCGGACCGGGAGAATTACGATATCTCGACCTCAACCTTAACAGGGTTTTGCTCTGCCTCTGAGCTACCAGTCCATATTAAACTTTTCTACCTAACTTCCAACCATTAGGGATAACTTCATTTTTTTTAATTTTTTTATTTTTAATTCCATCTGTTATCCAACAAGTACCATACTGTGAATTTTTTTCACCTAATTGGTTAATTGAATTTTTTTCACCGATTTTAATTTTTGATTTGTCAGAATGTTTTCTACCTAACCATATTTTAGTCCCTTTTGGGAATTTAAATCTGTGTTTTTTATTTTCTATACCTATTTCTTTTCTTCTTTTTTTAAAATTTTCATCATTTTCCATCAACCATTTTTGTTTTTGGTTACCAGCAATTGAACATTTTAACATATGATCTTCATTTACAAACCCACCACCACCACCTACTTGTAAGTTCATACAAAGTTTTTCATTCAACAGTTCCTCATTAACAATTTCTTTTTCCCGTTTTTTTAATTCTACTCTATTTTCACAAAATTCAACAATATCTTTTGTAAAGTTTTCTTTACCATAATAATTTATTGAGTTCCATAATCTTTTACCACTACCTAAATAACTGTCATTTATGTTATCCGTTGAGTGCATCCCAATATAATATTTTCCATTTACACTACAAGTTGTTTTATATATGTAATGATATTTCTTTTGTTTTCTCAACATATCTATACTTTATATATAAATATATCGAAAAGGTACAAAAGTTCCAGTGTGGGAGAGGAGGGACTTGAACCCCCAGTCTCAAATGAGAGCGGTTTTACAGACCGCGCGGCCACCAATTACCGGTTACTCTCCCTTTTTGTACACTCTACAGGGATCGAACCTGTGACCTGTTGTATGTAAAACAACCGCTACTACCATCTGAGCTAAGAGTGCTTGTTTTAGTTTATTGGAACGAAGATAACCATTTTTTGGTAACTATCGTTCTTTTTTACTAAATTTTTTTGTGTCCCCGACAGGAATCGAACCTGTGACCCCTCCATTAAAAGTGGAGTGCTCTGAAACCAACTGAGCTACGAAGACATTAGTCGGGATACCAGGACTCAAACCTGGATGATGTCCACTTCCCAAAAGTGGCGACTTAG